CGATGTTGCCCATAAGCTGGATATTCATAGGCCATATTGACAACGGCTTGTTCTATATGTGGCTCTACCCGATTTTTTTCGATAGGCTTTTTACGACTGATTTCTTGAAGCGTAAGCTCACCCCCTTGCTCATACAATTTTTTAAAGCGATAATAACTATCTCGACTGTGTATCCCATGACTTTGCAAGCTTGTTGAACGTTACCGAGTTGCTTAGCTAATTCTAGCAGTCCTAATTTAGGTTTAATGATTTTGGCGGTTTGATTCATTTCTGACTCTCCTTTTTGTGTTATAAAATAACTCAAATGTCAGATTAAGTAAAGATTATTACACATTAGCAAAGCCAAAATCAGCACCGAACAATAAACGGTCGGCTTGTTTGTGCAGGTTGTCATCAAATTCTTCAACAACATATCGACCACTTAAAACTTGTTTATCTGAGTTTTCGAGATAAGCACCCTCCCACACCCAAGCATATGATGCGTAATCAAGTCTAGCCAAATCGTTTAATCGTTCTTGCTCTAAAACGTCGGGGAAAAAAGGATTATCGTTATAATTCATCTCAATGATAATCGCATTCTCTGGCGGTTTTTGCCTAAACCTTATATCTGTTGGGCTTCCCTCGGTTTCAGGGTTCCACGTCACCCATATTTCGGAATTAGTTTCACGAACAGTCGGAATTTGTGCTGTGGTCATAACGTTTACTCTGCGGGTGTGACTAGCTCTATTCGTGTTGGTTTTGGTGACATCGAGCCATCTGATGATTGATGGTCTATTTCTTGTTTTTCGCTATAGCCATGATTAGATAGCATCAGCTTTGTAATGGTTGGATTGAATGAGCTAGTTAGCCCACCATTTATTAGTTTATTCTCTTGTAACGTTTTAATTGCTTCTAGCGTGTCGGAAAACTCTTTGTTTTGTTTTGCGTATTCATACATTGATGACTTGTGCTTACCAAGATAACAAGCAAGACCTGCAACACTTGGCACTACATCCCCAAATGTTTCGTAGCCCCCAAGTAAGTATTCTTTAGCCCTAATTAAACACTCGGCTAGTTCACTTGGGCGACCCACTTTTTTCTTTTCGCCCTTTTTCATAATCTTTCCTTAAATTAATAATTGAATTTGTGATTGCTCTTGTAGTTTTTGCATCCTATGTGCTAACTCTGGCTTTTTCTCTTTACCCCAACGTCTTAATAAGCGACCTGACATACTAGCTACATCTTTTTCTTTCATGTACTCAAGCATTAAGTCATTATGTTGTTTTAAATAACTGTTTTGCATCGAGTGAAGCTGTTCAGCCATCCAGTTAAATGCGTCGATGTAAGCTTCTTTAATTTGCGCAGCTTTCTCTCCAGTAAACCCCATAATTAAAAATATGCAGCCATCTTTGGTAAGATTGTACATTTCCCTAGCCTCGCCTTTTTCATCAATATAATTAACGGGCACAAAATTGCGCTCGTTAAACTTCTTCGAGCAATTTAGATTTCTAATTGCCCTTAATATTGTTTTATGCTTTCTTCCAAAATATTTGGCAACTTTTAAAGATGTCGTCATTACTTGATTACCTTGTAAAGTAACCATTTCGTTAAAATCGAATTTAATAATATTCATATTATGTCCTCTATAGAATGAGCCTAAGTCACACAGAATAAACAGCCCCAAGAGTTCAGACATTAGCTGTCATTCTCTCAGGCTCATTCTGTAAAGCTCTTGGTTAATATTTGCCGTGTGATGGCATTATGATTGATTGAAAATTGATTTAAATTTATTCGACTTGTAGATATCGATTTTACAAGTCGGGGAGATGAAATTAAGTGGTGTTATAGGAACTCAAAGAAAATGGCATAAAAAAACCGCAATTAAGCGGTTTTTGTGGATTCTATTATGTATTGCTTTACTTATTTTCTTCAGGGCATGGATGATAATATCTAAGTGTAAATCTAACTAAAAAATATAAATCCTCATCACCATATTTCTTAATTGGTTCACCATTAAATAAGTTTGTATATTGGTTCATCAACTTTTTAACTTCAGGTGATTGTAATGCCGATTTTGCACAGTAAATTTTAGGTAACCCTTTTTGTTCACGTGCTATATTTTCCCAATTAAATGTATTAACAATCCCAGATAAATACGCTGCACCAAATGATTGGGCTCTCTCGTCTTTAGAGGATATAAAATTATTAAAATCATTGTAAGAAATATAACCTTTTATAAGATACGGATTTATCCAATCATCTTTTTTAGCGTTATCTGCAAATACAATAAAGGAAAATAAAGTTAATATAAAGCAATATAATATTTTTTTCATAAACAATCATCCAAACAATAAGATGATTTATTATACCATTACCATTCAAAGAATAACATACTTAGAGTTAGTGTCATTTCTAAGTGTAATTGATTAAATATGCAGTTATTTTTTATAACTGCCCGTGAATTTTTATAATTTATGCAGTAAAAGTGAATAGTTATTTATTAATTTCCCTTATCGCCCTTTTATCTGTATTACACTGTCTAAGTTCATTAAGTAATTCAGTGTACAGAACAGGGCACTGTCCCCAAGTGATTCGCTTATCAATATGAGGCTCGTTATTTGGCTGTGTTAATGATGCAGGAATATTGCATTGATAAACGTACTCAGTTTTTACCGCTCCGCATCCAGTCAGACACGTTACTAGGCATAAAATCATTAGCACATTGATTATTTTTAAGCGCATCTTTCATTTGCTCTTGAAGTTGTTTAATTGACATAGCGTCTTGAGCTTTTTCTTGCTCTCGTTGCGCTATGATTTGATTGTTTTTAGCGATACTCTGCTCTAACTGTTCGATTTTTCCGAACAGTTCAGCGTTTTCAATTTGCAATCGTTTTTTCTCGTGATAGTTGTTGTAACCGAAATAGACAGTAAAGGCAAAAGCAGCAATGATTAATGCCGTGTTCGCTATATTTACTTTAGACAATTTGAACATGATGAATCACTCAACAATAACGATACAAATAAAAACCAACCCCAGCCATCAATACTCTTGACTGCCATTATTGATGCGATAACGAAGCATATGATAGACATAATGCTTTCTCCTTTTCTCGTCTGATTACTAAGCCATTCAAAACCTGACCACCTGCTTTATTCCATTTCGGAAACTCATTACAAGCCGCTTTATAATCGCCGTTGTTCAGATGCTTATACATTGTTGAAGTGCGCATATTCGAGCAGCCGCAATTAAACGTAATCGAAGTAACAGCATCAAAAACGGGTTGAGGTAGGTGAAAACCATTAGCATAGCGATTAACGCACATTTCTGCTGTTTTGATATCACCTACCCAACGTTTTGCTATTTCCTCGTCTGTGTAAGCTTTTTGCTGAATGTTACCCGTTGAGCCAATACCAACCGTTAATACATTAGCAGGACAATAATATGGCTCTCTTACACATGATTCAGCGTTGCCGATTATTTCAAGCCCTGCTTTGCTCGTTCTGATTTCGTCTGAGTAATTAGCAATAACAATACCAATGATTACCGAAACACTACAAATCGCACTCGTCGCTATTCTTGTTGTGTTTTTCATAGTATTGCTCTCTCAAGTTCTTTTTGTGATAGAAATCTCGGCGTTTATACAACCAGTTAATGATAAATGTCGCTATTGATAAAATAATACCGACAATAATGGCAATATCATTTAAGCTAAGCGCACCTAAAAGCGTGCATAAAACACCCCAGAAATAAGATATCGGTGAAGTGTATTTTTCCATGATGAATATTCTTGTTAGTTAATGATGTGACAGCGTACTAGCTATATTGAGTTGTGCGTGTGTCTAGCTTTGCTGTCGATTCGATGTTGAGTGAATTACTCAAAATTTAGACATAAAAAAAACCGCAATTAAGCGGCTTCATTTAATAATTTTATTCGGTAATAAATCTATAAAAATTAAAATTTTTAGGTAAATAGTGTTGACTTTGTTATAGGTTAACCTATAACAATAACCATCAACAAGACGTTGATAAAGCAACCCCTCAGCTTTCGATGAGGGCTTAAGGAGAAGAAAAAATGAAATTTTTAATCATATTTCTTCTACTACTTGTAAGTTTTCCGGCTTTTTAAGTAGTATCAAAGGTGGGGCGAAAGCCCTACCGATGACCTTAAATATATCAATTGACA